CGGGATCGAGATGATCAAGCGCCATCCCCTGCTCGGACTCGGCCCCGACGGCCCGAAATTCCACTTCCAGGAGTACATTCCGGCCGACATTCACAGGCCGCTTCCGGAAGGGTTCTACCAGCATGTCCACAACGTCTATCTGCAGTACGGAGCCGATCGTGGCATCCCGACGGCGCTGATGATGGTCTGGCTGCTAGTTCGGGTGGTGGCCGATTTCTGGCGCGGCCTGCTCCGGCTGCCGCCTGGACGAAGCACCCGCAGGTTCCTGCTGCACGGAGGCATCGCCATAGTGCTCGCGACCATGGTGGATGGAGTGGTCGAGTACAACCTGGGGGACAGCGAGTATCTCACCATGTTCCTGGTCGTAGTGGGTTGCGGGTATCTCGCCTTGGAGAAGAACCTGATCGAAGACCGGCCACGCGTCGCTCAGGCTCCCTGAAACCGTGCGATGCGGGGCCCGGCTTCCAGGGGCAGCCCATAGCCGACCAGGCAGAACTGGTCGAGAGCGAACAGAACCACCGATCCGACCCCCGCTCCGATCGCCAGCCGCCGCTCCTTCGCCCAAGGCGTGGTGTAGTCGCCGATTCCAGTCAGATGGCTTGCTTGCGCTGGAGGGAATCCGAGTTGCATCGGCAAATCGATCGATTGCCGCGCCTTGTCAAGATTCCGGTCGCCGGTATAGGTGAAGTTCTCCGTCTTGAGGCACGCCAGGTTCGCCGGAGTCCAGACCGACCGCGGAAGATTTACCAGTCGATTCAGGGCCGTATCGTTCACGTCCGGCGGATACAGGACCTCGAATAGCGCGGTTGGGTACGATTGGCGCACGAATGCAATGATCGCACTCGTGAACGTGCCGATCAGTTGAGACAGAAACGCACATTCGTTCGCGAGACTGCTGGGGTCGGCATTCTCGCTCAGAATCACGGCCATCGGGCGCCCGTAGGTTTGCTGGTACGAAGTGGTGGTGTAGTTGTCGTAGAAAGGCATCCCCGAGGCACCCGCGAAGTACCACCACTGAACCTCGCCAAACTGCAGGTACGGCGTCACAACGGCGCTTTCCATTACCGCGGCCATGTCCGCGTACGCCTGCCGCCAGAACGCAGTGCTCTGTGGCGAGAAACTGGTTTGCAAAGCGGGCGTGTTCACCCACACCGGATCGCCGTTCGGATACCGTTGCGCGATGGCTGCCGCCGTCGAGTCGTCGCCGTTCCCTAGCTCCATGCTGAATGATGCCGTGACCTCCATTCCATAGCCCTTCAGCGCGGCAAAGAAACTCAAATTCCAATCGCGTGCTGCGCGGTTGAGCCGCGGCGTAGCCGTCAAATCGGTCACCCACTCGCCGTCCACGCCGCCGGTCAGCGTCGGTCCGCTCCTTTGGCCGGTGAAGACCTGGCTGTTAGTCTGAACGGAGATCCCGAGGCTGTTTCCCTGTAGCCCAACCTGGCGCGACGTGATGGTCAATGTCGTGCCATTCGCGCTTGCCCACACACCCGTAGACCCCGCATTCACCAGCAGCGCCAGACACGTGGCGATCGACTCGGCTGTGTCGCCGAGCAGGTTCGCGTGTTGAATGAGCGTCGGTCCGAGATACAATTCCGTGACCGCGCCCGGGGCGAATTCAGGCGTGCCCGTAAAGGCGATCGTCGCCGACGCGCATTGCTGGCCCGAACCATGCAGTTCGTAGAACCAGAGTGCGCCTGCGTAGTGATTCACCCTGCCGCGAAAACCGAGGGCCTCGATCAGCCACGCCGTTCGCTCCGGGGCGAGCGCCAGCGAGTGATTCGTGTCCCAGTCGGTGGCCAAACTGGTCGAAGGCACGGCCGCGAACGCAGGCAGATCTGTCGTTGGAAACGCGATTTCCAGGAAGTCGAAGTAGAAGCTCGTGCCCGTCCCGCCGGTGTGTGTCACCGTGACGATGTGCGTAGCCCCGCCGGATTGCGTCCCCAAGGGGACTCGCGTCAGCACGTCCTCGCCTGCCAGTCCCAGGTTGACGGAGATCGCCGGACTGTTGTCTACGTGCACCGTGATCTGCGCGCCGCCGTCGAGACGCCTCGTCCCCAGGTATAGGGAATGTTGCGCCACCGCGGAGTACGAGCAGGTGAAAGACGCCCCCGGCGTCGTCGTCCAGTGAATCGATCCTCCGGAGTAGTTCCCGGTGGCGTTTGCCCAAGCCCCTTGATACGAGACCGCGGACGACTGGTCCTCGATTCTCCGGCTTCCGGGTCCCGCGACGCTGTACTGCAGATTCGTCCCAGTGACCTGCCACTGCGCGACCACCACCGAGAATTCGCTTCTCTGGAAACTTCCCGATTGCAGGTCGGCCGAATAGGTCCAGCGCAGCTTTCGCACTGCTGTGGTTGGTATCGTGGTCCCGTTGGTGTCTACCAGGTGGCTGAAATCCAGGCCGATCTGCCATGTCGCTGGCGACACGCCCCCGCTGAACGCCGTCCATGCCGGAGTCCACGACTGCGTTCCCGCCCCTTGGACCGTGCCATATACTCCGACCCGATTGCCGTTGGAACCCGGCTGGCCCAGATACGTCAGGGTGATCAGTGTGCCGCTGGCGGCCGCGGTGACTTGTCCGTCGAGTTGGCCTGCGGTAACGATGGCTGCCAGATTGGATGCGGCGGTGGCCAGCGTGTCGCTGCTCGTGATCGCGTAATAGAAGTGCTGGTCCAGCCACGCCAGTTGGATGGTATCCCCGGCAGTCGGCGCGCCCTGCAATTGCATCTGCGCGGTGGCCGGAGTGTAGTCGCCTTCTGGCGTAGCGTGGCTCGCCAGATTCACCCGGTAAACCGTCTCCGCCCCCGCCGACTCGGCCCAAACTCTCAGATAGGGCCAATCCACCGTGGGATACAGAGTCGAATCTATCGGAATGCAATTGGTCCGGGTTTCCCGGTAACTCAGGTGTACCCCGCTGAGGTCGCCATCCGGCAGGTTCCGCAACACCGGGTGCTCGAAGACGTTGTCGCGGTTCCATTCGATCACCGCCCAGTCGAACTGTTGCCGCCAACAGCCCGATACGGCAAACCCGGTCGCGCTCGTCTGGCTGAGGGCCGCGATCGCCGAGGGCTGCAAAAAGTAACATTGCAGGTCCCGGTCCGGGCGCAGCTTGGTAAGTTGTTCGCTCATTAGAGTCGAATCAGGAGGGTTAAATCGGATCCCGGAAGCGTCTGTCCCACCGACAACACCGAAAGGGTTAGTTGCGCTCCGGCCGCCAGCGGAGGCAGTGTCTTGCCGTCCACCGCGCTCGATAGCATCGCGCCAGTGGCAAACGTAACCTGGCAATACGCCCCGCCGTTGACGTTCACTTGCAGTCGCACCGGAGCATCGGCCCCCGTGCCCAAAACTGCGAACACATCCCGCACCGATCGCGCGGCATCCACTACCAGCGCCGGCGCCACGGACTGATCCACCGCCAGGAACCCGTCCACTTGAATCGAGTACTGCCCGCCGGCAAGCGTCCGCAAACCGCTATCCGCCGAATGTGTGAGAAGCGCGTTGGCCGTCGGACTGTCTCCTCTCGAGTTAGTCACGAAGAGTTGCCCGCTCGATACCCTCACATCCGGCAAAAGGATCGGGCAATTCCAGCTTCCGCAGTAGGAACTCCCGAAGAAACCCTCGGAAAATGGCACGATTGTGGTCTTCGCCGCCAGCTGGTAAACCGGTGTGCCCAGTCCGTGCGCTACGGCCTGGCTGCCTTGGACGCCCCGTTGGACTGTGTACTGCCTGCCGCCGCTGGCCACGGCAGCGATCTGAATCAACTCGGTATCGATCTGTAGAATCGTCCCCGTCATACCGGTCCCGGGTGTATTCAGGCTCAGTGCGGTGTCCGCGGTCCCCAGCGCGCCGGCCAGCACCGTCGTTGGCGCCCCCAGAAGTTCGTCCCAGTAGTACATCGTGAGCGTGGCGGAGGAGACCGTCTGGGTGTTCGTGAGATCCGCAAACGACACGCCGCTCAGTTGCACCGTCCCTTCGCTCTGGCCGGGACTCAATCCGAAGAATGGAACCCCTGGGACGTCGGCATCCGAGGTCCCCGACCCGCCGATCTGCCACCGCGTCACCACCGAAAGCTGCGGCGAGCATTCCACATCGTTGACGTTGGCGGCGCGGCCCGTTATCTCTACCACCTCGCCCGCCAGGTTTGGAACCGCGCACTGCACCGGACTGCTCTTGGTCTGAGCTGCGAAGTGCCACCCCGCTTCCGCCACCGCGAAGAAACTGGTCGCGTTCGGCTCCACGGTCCACGCCGGCGATACCGTCACGCTCGTCAAATCGTTCGCCGTAATGGTGCGTTCCTGTCCGGCGCCCATCCCCTTCGTGATCCGTGCCGTCATCCCTCGATAGGCGTTCACGGTCATATGCAGCGTCCCGTTGCCAACCGTGGTGGGGGAGTGGATCGTCACGCCGCTCTCCGGCACCTGTTCCATCCGCCAGTAGAAATTGGCGTGGTCGAAGTTCACGTCTGGCGGCGAGACTAGCTGGTTACTCATGCCGCCATCGGTAAACGTGCCAGCCACCGGTTGGTTCGACGCGATTCGCAGCAGATTCGCCGGAGTCGCTCCGCGATACACGCAAAACCCGCTGGTGCCCGCGGCGAAGCTCAATCCGGTCAGCGTTACTCTGTGATCCTCTTGCGGAATCGCCGCCTGCACAATGAAGGAGAGCCCGCTCTCGTTTCCCCCGCTGTCTACCGCCGAGACGGCGTAGTACAGCGTCTGGCCTCCCTGCAACGTCCCGCCCGTGCCCATTGTGGGGACCAGGTCGAGCAGCGGCACACCCGGAAGCGCCGTGCCCGATCCCGCATTCGGGTTGCACGGCGCGACAAAACTCACCGACAGGCTGGTCTCGGCCGTGCCGTCGCTGTTGAAGGTGTTGCTCTCCGAAACCCCGAACTGCATGTTGCCGTCCGCATCGATCGCGCTGCCGATCAGCGGCCGCGGCACTCCCACTCCGGCGCTCCCCTGTTGGACCACCCCCCACGCCGATGTCGATTGCCCGTTGGTGTCCGCGTACCAAGCGTCGTCGTGAATCTGTGCCGTAACCGTGCAGGTCCGGTAGTTCGTCGCCGGGGAGATCTTCAGAACGCGGAAAGGCTGGCGATTGAACCCTTGCTTCAGGTAAGTTACTGTAATCACGTCTCCGGGCTTGATTCCGAAGGCTTTGATGCTGGTGTCGAACTGAATGTAAGTGTTCCCTTTGACTGACTTATCCAGTGTGAACTGCAGAATCCGGGCCGCCTGGTCGTAGTTCGGAAGCCCGATCGCCATCAACGTCGCCGTGACCTGTTGCCCGGCCAGAGCGATGTCGTCCGCCTCTACCACCGTGTAGCTGTCCTGTTGGTAGCCGTTCAGACCGTCCTGGAAGTCGATCATGAAGCAGTTCGGCGTGTCGGCGATACTGCGCGAGAAAAACGTCACGCTCGGCTCTCCATCCTGCCGCCTCAGTATGCCCGAAACTCCGCTGCTGCCGTCCCCAAACTCGTAAGCCGGCCATCCTCCGCCGAACGACTCCGTGCTGTTCGTGTACGTGCTTCGCGCCGCCTGCTGCAACGGCAGCGAATTCTCCACTTGGAGTTGCAGCACACCGCCCGGTCCGTATGTGAGGAACAAACGCGACGCATTGCGCACACCACGGACCACGTCGCCCGCGCTCTTCCGCTTCTGGATCGCAACGTTGCACTGAAACCGCGGAATCGTAATCTGGTTGCCGTTCAAGTCCGTCGATTGAATTTCTTCGTCGCAGTAGGCCGCCGCCGCGGCGAAGCTCGCCAGGTCGATCTCAGCCGCTGTCCAGCCGCTCCTCCGCAGCACATCCAACAGAATCCACGCCGGGTTGCTCGAGAATCGGTCGCTGAGGTACGTACCGTCCGCCGCATAGGTGGGAACGATCAGCCCCTGCATCAGAACCTGCACGCTCGGCAGCGAGTTGCCGTTGTTCAACTGGTTCGGCACCGCCACCGAAAGGTAAGCCATGCTCCCGTAGGGGTCGCCTGCCGGATTCCCGCTCGATTCCGTGAAGTTCATGTCGAACGCGCCGTCCCGCGTGCCCGGCGTGAGAAGGTTGAACCAGCCCGTGCCCGTCATGTTCTTGCCGGACACGCCCATCGGGATCTGTACGCCACCCACCAGCACCGTCAGCACGCCCTGAATCTGCCCGATCCCCAGCAAAACCTCCATCCGCGTCAGATTGCCGTCGTTTCGCGCGAACACCACTAACGGCTCGATCCACGCCGTCCCGTAAATCATCGGCACGTAATCGTTGTACCTGGCTTGGTTCACCGACAACGCCGATGTGGACCAGTCCTTGCCATACCCGCGGACCGAGACCGCCTGCGGCACATACTCCAGACCGCCAAATCGCTGCTGCATCCCCCTGGCCTGGCAATCCGTCCGGGTGTATCCGCACGTCGTGAAGGGCGTTGTGCCGTTCAGGCTCCCCGCGCCTCCCGGCACATCCGGCGAGTAACCGCAGCGATAGAAGAGGGAGTACTTGCCATCCGCTCCGCCGTTTACGGCCTCCCTCCGCCGGTCCGCCGTCCCCGGGAATGTCCAGGGACACCTCCGCTGGATCCTCACCTCAGGCAACAGCAGCCTCTGCAAGTTCATCCGGTTGATGGCCGTCAGGCGGAAGCTCGCTTCTTTGATCTGCTCGGGCGGATTGCAGATCCCCTGGAAGATCGTGCTGCTGTCCGTCAGCGGCGTGTCGTTCCGCAGGTCGTAGAACAGAAACCCAACCGTGAGCTTGGCGCCTTTCCATCCCGTGGCGCGCTCGATTTCCGAAAAATGCGAGTCGGCATTCGCCAGCACCAACGATATCTTCGGACTCCCATCGACTCCCTGGTCGGAAGCGGTCTGTATGTCGAACGCGCTGTGAGATAACACCCGCGCGGCATAACTGGTGGCGCCGACCGTCACCGCGTGCGTGCTCCAGTGCTCCGTTACGCCGGTCGCCAGCTCGCAGTCGAACACCATGATCGGCGTATCGGTGACCGCCAGTTCCTTGAGATCAGAGATGGTTTGCATACAGAATGTTCACAGTTGTGGAGTGCCGGTTCACTCCCGTCGAAGTGTAACTGAAGACGTCGTCTCGGAAGTGGGCGTTCTCGTATACCCCGCCCGTCGTGCTGCTTTTGCACGCCGATGCCGACGCCTGCGGCTCCGCCTGGGGGCCGTAAAGATCGATCGCCGCTCCTGCCGGCATTTCGATTCCGAAACTGACCGACGTGGCTTCCGCGTCTCCCGTGCCCGCGATCGTGAAGCGCTTCCAGTTCGTTCCTAACTGGCAAGCGGCGCGATTGCTCCCTAGAAGGAGCGTGATCGTCGTTGGTTGTGCCGCCCGCGCATACGCGCTCAGGCAGTAGACATACGCCGCCGGAGCATTCAGGGTTTGCGACAGACTCTGCGCACCGGCGCCTGCGTTCGCCACGTGCCACGCACACGTTCCCCCGGCTGGGTCGGCTCCGCCGCCGGTCAGCGTTAGAAATGGTGCCTTCTGCCACTCCGCCTGGCTCGGATCGTTGCTCCACGCCAGCAGGTTCCCGTTCGGATCCAGAAATGTGAACCCGTTCAGCGAGCCTTCCATCGCGGCGAAGAACTGAGCCAGCGTCGCCAGTTCCGCGTCGCTCAGCCCGGTGTATTGCAGTTGCCATTCGGTGGTCTGCGCCGCCACGTCCGGCAGCTTGATCGTTCGCCCGTCGGCCGTGGTGTTGACCACCGTTCGCGCCAGGCGCCGCTTGCGCAGAGGAAACTGGCTCAGCGCTCCCGTCGGCAGTTGTGGAAACATATCTATGTCCGGTTCTCGACCACCGTCAGACTCGTCTGCCCTTGCATTTCCGCAACGGCAGTGAGATCCAGTTGGTCGCCCGCCAGGCTGCAGCTCGGGTACGAGGTGCCATCCCACGGATCCACGAAGACGAAGCTACCGAACTGTCCCTGGTTGCTCAAGAAGAACCCCTCAATCTCCGCCATTTCACCCTCGTCTACTGCGTCAAGCCGGATGGTCCAACGATGCAGCGGCCCGCTCGCATCCCGGTACCGCTGGTCCGTCCCGTCCAGAAACCGTACCGTCTGGTTCTGATATCGCAAGGCCCGCGTCGCCGGGTACTGCGCTACGGCATTGGTCTTCAATCTGGGAAAGGTGGCCATTTTCAGAGTTCGTTGACTACGTCGTTAATCGAGCCGAGATTCAACATCGCACCTCGAACCGCCCGCGCAATCTGTTCGCTGTTGTCCAGAAACGACTGAGCGTCCATTGTCTGCACCGTCACCGATATCTGCGGCGCCGGCGCCGTCCCTCCGCTTCCGGAAGTCCCGCCGCCTTGTCCCCCAACGCTCGAATTTGCCGCTGTCCCGCCGCCTGCCGCTTCCGCCGTGTCCACGGCGCTGCTGTATGACCTCGGCGCTCCCATTTGATCGAAGTCCGACGCGCTCAGCCCGCTCCCCGTGTCGGCGCTCTCGAACGAAATCGACGATGGCATCGCGTACTTCTCCAGAACCGGCGGCGTGGACGAGCCTCGGCTGAACAGCCCGATTAGCTTGGGAATCAGGGAAACGATGCCCCCGCCATCCAGATAGGTCGTGACGGCCGATTCGACCTTAGACGCCGTGCTGCTTCCCGTGTTCGTCGTGCTGCCGCTACTACCATTGCTGCCGCTGTGCACGTTCGACCCCACCGCAGTCCCCGATTCTCCGTACAGGTCGCCGCCCGCCTGCCCTTGCGCCGTTCTCAGCGTCGCGCCCCCCGCCTCCGCCGTCATCCCCGCCGAGAGCGCGTCCCACATCGTCCGCACCGGCCCCTGCGCTGCCTCCGGCGTCGCGCCCACCGCCTCCGCCGTCATCCCCGCCGATAGCGCATCTTGCATCGCCTGCGCCTGCCCTTGCCCCGTCTCCGGCGTCGCGCCCACCGCCTCCGCCGCCATCCCCGCCGATAGCGCGCCTTGCATCGCCTGCGCTTGCCCCTGCGCCGCCTCCGCCGTCATCCCCGCCGATAGCGCATCCCACATCCCCTGCGCCTGTCCTTGCGCTGCCCCCGGCGTCGCGCCCACCGCCTCCGGCGTCATACCTGCCGATAGCGCATCCTGCATCGCCCCAGCGACTTCCTCCGCGATGCTCGGTGTCCCGTCCGAACCGCTCATCCCGCTCCCCGCTGCCTCCGTGAAGCTATCGAGCAGCCGCTCGTCTGTCTTGTTGGCCATGCTTCATCTCCGTCAGTAGTGCCTTCTCCAGAATCAGGAAGGCCTCGGCTTGCCGCGCCGTCAGTTCCGAGAACCGCAAGCCGCCCAGCCGCCGCCGCACCAGGTACTCCTCCACTAGGCACTCGCTCTCCGCGGTGATGTGCGATCTCGGACACTCGTGTAGCACCGCGTCGTTCCTCGCCCACACCGGCGGCCCGTTCGGCTCCTGGATCCCGCCCAGCCATCCGCACCGCCGCTTCTTCTCCAAACCGGCTTTCCTGCACGTGTCGCACCTCCAACCGGCTTGGTTCGAGAACTGGAAGTGGAAGGCGACAATCAGTTTTTTCGTTCGGCCGCGCTCAGTCCGGCTTCCGCCCGTACCGCTGCCAGAGCCTCGCGAAACAGGTTCTCCGGTCCCGCCTCCGCCAGCAACTCCGGAGTCGCCGCCACGCCGTCCACCGTCAGCCCGCGAACCTCTCGCAAGCCCCAGATGAGGCAGTTCCGTTCGATCTCCGCCTGCAAGAGCGCTCCGTCCATCTTTCCGCCGGCGTCTTCACCCGCGTCCAGAAACTCCTTCTTCCCCGCCAGCGCCCGTACCCGCCGCATCAGTTCTACTCGCCGAACGAAGGACATTCGCGCCACCACGTACGTAACCCCCGGCGCGATCTCCGATCCTACCTCGCGAACGCTTTCGTACGTCATGGCTATCCGAACGCCACCGCGATTTCGTTGTTCACCGTCCCCTGCGCCCGCGACGGCCGGAACTGCCACTGCAGCCGGTTCTTGCCGTCGTTGAACTCCGGCACTTCCGGAATCATACTGTTGAGGTGCACCGCCATCACTTGGCCCTCCACCTCGCCCAGTTGGAACATCACGCTCACCGGCGATTGCTGCCGTGCGGCCTGGTACAAAGCCGCCGTCGCATCGTCGTCCTGGCTGTATAGATCGAACGACGCCGCGACCGTCCGCTGTCCCGGCGATATGCTCCGCGCCAGGTTCGTTCCGAATTCCTTCATCCGCAGGTCCAGGTTGTTCTTTAGCACCACCGAGGCGTTCGCAATCGTGAAGAACTGCGAGGGCGTGCTGCCCAGCCACGCTTGCCCCAGATTGCCGGGAACGATCGAGTAATCGAATGCCCCCAACGTCGGCTCCGCTGGATAGTTCTCCGCGTTCGCCACCTGTCCCGTATAGCTGCTGCTGTCCACTACGTCCTGCGCCATCCCGCTGAAGTGAAATTCGTGGAAATCTCCGTTCACCAGGATCTCCACCTGGTCCACCGCCACCCCGCTCAGGAGCCGCTGGACCGCCGTCGCCGGATCCCAGTAGTCGAATATGCTGGCGCTCGGCAGTTCCGTCGAGGGCGAGTACGTCACTGAGGCCCCCAGCGTCGCGCCGGTAGCCGGCGGAACCGTGAAGGGCGCGTTCAGTTGCACTGTGGTCGTGTTCACGATCGCCGCCACGAATCGCAACTCCCCGCCCGACGATACTCCCTGGCCCACGCTCAGTCCGTGCGCCGCCGTGAACGCCAGTTGTCCGCTGCTTGGAACCGAAGCCACCGTCCCTCCGGCGAATTGCTGCGGCACCCCGCCCAGGGCCGCCTGAAACAGCGGACCGTATGCCGGATCCCCGCCGCTCGCCTTCTGCCAGCTCGTCAGGTACGTCTGTAACTCGAAAGCCGTGCGCCGCCGCCCCCCGGCCGGCAAGCCTGGGAAAGTTCGACTGCCCGTCTTGTCTTTCCGGTTGGTCACCTCGAGCTGGTTCTTTACCGTCAGTTTCACTGCCGGGATCCGGCTGCTCGCCGTGATTGTCGCCACGCTCCCGTACGCGCTTTCCAGCGCCGTGTAGAAGCGGTTCGCGTTTGAAGATATGTAGGCCATACTAGCTGATGCTCACTCCAATCTCGAAAGTGACCTTGGCCACTTGGATGTAGTTCTTTCCGCCGTGCTTCACGGCTCCGAATGCCACTTGATAACCCCCGGCGTAGTACATGCCGGAACCCCAATCCCCGCGGTTCCCGTCCAGAACCTGCGTCAATGCGTCGGCGTATTGCTCCAGACCCTCCTGCAGACCCTGCAGCCGGTCCTGCGAGTTCCGGATCTCCGCCGCCATATGCACCGTCCCCGAAAACGTCCGGAACTTCTCGGTCAGGCTGTTCACCAACTTCTCGCAGTACACCTGGATCGCCGGATACCGCACGGTCTCTCCGAGTTCCGCCAGTTCCGCCGCCACGTTCTGCGCCCGGATGGGTACTTTCGCCGCAGCCGTTTCGCTCGCCTCTCCGCCATCCTGCCCGTTTCCCAGGTGCGCGCTCACTCCGCTCGACGCCGAAAGGAGTCTAACCACTGTTGCCGCCGCTTGCCTTCCGATTCCCGCCATTTCAACCTCTCTGAATTACGCGCGGTATCGGCCGCAGATAATTCCATTCTTGCCCTGTCCCCGGCGCCCGTCCCGTCGTGCGGAGCACGCCTGGCTGAACCCAGGACGCTCCTACCTCCACCATCGCCGCGCTTTGCAGCGACAGGTTGTTCGGCTCCGTTCCCGCGTAGACGTTCCACCCCGCCGCCGTGCCCGGAGCGCTGCCTGCATCCACCTGAAACGTGCCGCTGCCAATCGCCACCCCCGCCGGTTCCGATGCCACGCCCTCTTCTCCCACCGCATTCGCCCACGAAATCGCCACGAAGTACGTCCCGTCCGGCAGGTTGCCGCCGGCGCCGGATTCCACCGCCACCACCCCAGGAGTCGCCGCCATCGGCACCGGCGCCGTGACAATTCCCAGTCCCGTCTCCCTCAGCTTCTCGTACGCCTGCTTCGCCATCCGGTGGAACTGGTCCCGCCTTCCCCCGTAACGGTCGTTGAGCTGGCTGTTGTACGCGTCGCTGTACACCATCTCCAGGGCGCGGTATGTGTGCCAGAGCTTCAATGCCGGTGTCACTACCACCGAATTCAGGTTCGGCCTGGGGGTCACCCACACCGACTGAACGCAGTACGAGTTCCCCGCGAGGAGCGTGGTAAGTTCGAGACCAAGGTCGATTTGTGCCAGAGTCAGCTTCTGCGTCACATCGATCCCCTCCGCGTGCGCCACGTTGAGGAGTTGCGAATCCAGCGCCGCCAGATCGGCCACCGTCGAAGGAACGCCATCCGTGAACAGAGCCATGTTCTTACTCCTGGTTCCGCGATCCCAGCAGCCGGCTCAGCTCCGCTGTCGTCACCACCGACAGCGGCATCTTTGCCGCCGCCAGTTCTCGCTCTACCCGCTGCTTCTCGTCCGCCCGCACCTGCCGGAATGCCGCCGCCTCGTCCACCGATGCCGGTTGCGCCGTCCCTTCAACCACCATCGTTGCGGCCACCTCCTTCGGCACTTCCGTGAATACGCCCGGCTTCCCGCCGTCCCCGGTCGCGCGGCTGACTATCACCATGTCCTTCTCCCGATAGCCCGCCGCCGTCTCTCGAACTTTCTGGTAATACGCCCTTAAATCCATTCCATCCTCCCGTCCTGTTCCGGTTAGCCTTGTGTGAGGCAGGTTGGCAACCTGCGGCGGGTTGGCAACCCGCCCTTCCGGCCGGGTACATTCCCCCCCCGCGCGCCGGTTACCGTCCCGCCCCGTCAAACCCTGGCGGCTCTGCCCTAGACCTGTGGGCGGAGCCGCCTTCGCTTCGCTCCCAACCTAGGTGTTGACCTGCACGGCCGCCGCGTTCCGCAGAATGCCGCAGCCGTACAGCACGTCCACTGTGAACTGCTGCGCCAAAGTGTTCGGGTGATAGCTCATTATCACCCGCATCCCGAAGTTGCCCATCTCGGCGTACTCGGCGATGGCGCCCGTCCCCGGCAGCGGTTGCGGTAGCCGCCGCACCACCAGGCCGATGGCGTCCTTCGTGAACGCCAGGTTGTGCGTATTCACCGTGCCCGTTCCCGTCTTCGGCACGAATTGCGACCGGAACACGTAGAAGTCCTTTACCTTGCCGATGGTGCCGTCGACCAGCGCTTGCAGTCCGGCGTCGCCGGCCGTCTGATACTCGCTGAATCGCGGAATCTGCCGCCACGCCGAGTAGGACGCCGCGTCAACCACGATGTACTTCGGTTCCGATGGCGGTATCCTCGCCAGGAACAGCGCCGTCTCGGCCGCGTCGATCGTGGCCTCCGTAATCGGCGTGCCCGCCGTGCCCACCGCCGTGTTGGCCGTGAATCCCGCATACAGATTCAGAAGGTCGGCTTCGATCTTCTGCGCAATCGCCGCCACCGCCGGCTGCAGGTAGATCTTCAGCAGGTCCGGTACCGCCAGTATCTTCGCGACATCCGGAATCTGGAAGGTCGCTTCCGCGTGCGTGTTGAGCACGATCTGCGCGTTCCCCAGCGTCGGGTTCTGTAACGTAACCGTGCCGCCAATGGCGTCGTTGATGTTGTTCGCCACCATCTGCGGCGGAATCGGCACGTTGATCGTATCGCCGGACTGCGCCAGCGCCGGCTCGTAGTCCCGGTTTACCAGGTTCCCCATCACCAGGTTCCCCACCAGCACCGGCAAAGCCTCCGCCGCCACCAGCTTCACGATCGCAGTCGCGACATTAGTTGTTGTAATTGCTCCCATTCGTTCTCCTTCTTCCTGTCCTTGTACCGGCTTTCCGGCCGGCTGTTTTCTACAGTCCCCGAAGGGTCTGCGACGCCACGCGCACGATTTCCTCTCGTACCCGCTGCATCTCTTCCGCACTCATGCCCGGACGGATTCGATCGATACTTACCGACTCGTTTCCGGCCTGCGGCGCCTTGAGGTTCCCCGTCATCCCGGTTCCTCCCGCAATCCGGGCTGGCAGAAACTCCGGATTCTCTTTCACAAACGCCGAGAGATACTCACGTACCGGTACCTCTCCCGCTTCCCCTCGTGCCACCAGTCGCCCGTCTTCGCTACGCACGATTCCGTCCTGCACCGCCTTGAACGCCAGGTCGATCTTGGCCACTCCCAGTCGCTGCAACTCGGCCCGCACCGCCGAACTCCGCTCTGCCTCTTCCGCTTTTATCCGGCTCCGCTTGTTCTCTTCCGCCATCTCGTTGAGCCGCCGCTCCATTTGCTCCCGGCGCTTGCGCTCTTCCAGCAGTTCCGCCTTGTACGCGGGCTCGCTCTTCGCATGTTCGTTGTTCGTGTATTCCTGGATCGCCTGCCGCACAATCGCTTGAAT